GTTCTTTTTCAAGAACTACTACCGATTTGGGTTACTAACTCAATAATTAACTCTCTTAACTTAGTTAAGAAGGAAATTATTATGTATAGTGGATCCATATCGTGCACTCCTCTACAACGGGTTAAATCCCCGTTAATTACCAGCGTTAGCTGGCACCCACCGGGGCCTGATTCTTGTTTTGAATCGGGCCACAGAGCGCTCTAAGTGTTTATCATCTATAGAATAAACACGGGCTTGACGTCCGTATTTATCTATGTCAGATAAGCGAGAGTCACGTACCTTTGCGGTAACGAGGCTCTTTAGAAGCGCGGCACTATCGTCTACGATGTTGTCATCTTGTTTACAAGACTCAACAACGTAACCTCGGAAAACGAGGCGTTGTAGCTTCTCATCCCACTTTTGTGCGATGCTAGTATCAACGCGACTGTGCCAACCTATCGAAGCGCTATTGCGAGACACAAGCGGGAGCTTTATTAGGCCCTCGATCGTGCGTCGTAATGTGTCCGAAGTCTTGTAAAGACCACGCATCCAAAACTGGTTGCATGTCGATACAAGCGAAGACAACTTCGATGGGTCCCATCCGGTAAAGAATGGCTCGTGCCGGACGTATACAGGGGTTACATCGTAACCTTTATACGCGTCGACACCACAAGATTCCTTGAAGAAACCTCCAAGGAATGACTTCTTCTGGTTGACTTTAAGACCAAAAGAAGTAAGCCATTCTACGACCGAGTGTGAAGAGCTAGTGTCAACGATGATATCATCACCGAAGACCCTAACTCGTCTAGCGGCACGCTTAACGTTTACGTAGGAAGGTTCTCTACCTTCCAACTCCAAAATTCCGCAGATCGCTAGCAAAGCGAAAACTACGGACTGGACCGGAAACGTCAAAGCGTTACCCATTCCGGCAAACTTCTGTAATTCGATGATACCAGATGTTCCAGTATCAACGAACGCAGAACGACTCATGAACGCGAGATTTAAGAATCGCGTTCTAGTATGAAAGGCATCGCAGACGACGTTGGTCGAAAGCAAGTCTGACGCACTAGACAAATCAAGAGTCGAGTATTTGTCGTTAAGGGAACCTTCCAAAGCGAGTTTCTGATTTTCGCTTTGGTCGGTTAATGCTAAGCATAAGGACAATACACCACACCGGGAGATTTTATCCCGCAGGTGCGTATTGAGACCTTGCTGAAAGAACTGTTTCACAACAGGTTCAGCAGTTATGGTCCGTAAGGAAGTTGCATCCTTCGGAACCACTAACAGCTTAGCAATGCCACTAGTAGTATGGTGCTGAGACGAATTCTTATGAAACTCATAACTCTCAAATAGCGGCAAGCCGCTATAGGAAGTGGCCAAATCATAACCACCTCTATCCGAAAGGATTTGAGAGTCAAAGCCAAGTAAGAACGCTAAGGATGAATCATTTCTGAGTCCTTCGCGAAGACTAACCCATTTACGGTTAGCCTTTAACTTCTCAGCAACACCGCCAGGCCCGTGTTTGTAAAGTATTTCATCTACTTCAAAATCGTCAAGATCGTGAAGTACTACTTTACTTACAGCTCGTAAGAAACTCACCTTTCTAGCACAGGGTATAAACCTTGTGATATAATCGTCGGTTTCCACGAATTTAGCAACAGCTTGCTTCTCTAATTTCTTAGAGCGATTGGCTGTTAGCTGAACCTTCTTGAACATTCTAAGACCTTCACGTAGGCATTTTACAACGCCTACGTTAGGTTGTTCAAGAAGATGGCCTGTTTTTGTGTCGAAAACTTCACAGAGCAAACCCGAAAGAAATTTCGGGAGCGCTCCCCCACGAACCTTTGAAAAGTTCGTAGGGCAGGTGAAACAGCCTAATGAGAGACCCTTGTCAAGGGCATCGCACAGAGCTGTGAGGGCGACGGATAAGAATCCGTAACCTTCGTTTTCGAAACGCGACCCGATAGTGATGATATCACGATCGGTACCTTTCACACTTGGTTCTAGCCTTTTGACATCGTCAAAAAAGCTAGAAAGGAGAGTCACTGGACTTTTCATGAAGCCTCCTTGAGGTCTACATTCCAGCCCATGTGACTGATCCTCCTTTGTCTAGGGGGGATTAGGTCCTAAACGCTGGGATTCAAGGCTTGCCAAACGAGAATCGTGAGTGCCACCGTAAATAATGTGGTGAAATACACGATCACAGCCGCAACCAGAGCCGTTTTCACGACTCGAAGTTGAGGACTGAGGCAAACGTAGCCTCGCTGATGGCGTCCGTCATAGCGGTATACAACGCTTCCATTGCGGTAGCGTCAAAACCGTACGGCGGACGAGAAATCGACACGGAAATGGAGGCCGATTGCGGAGTGACCAGATCATTGTACGGGTTCGTAGCGTCGACCGTCTTACTGATTTTCAAGTAATGACGATCGCCGTTCTTGCTCGTAGAATGATTAATGGTCAGCCCGTAAAGGCCGCCAGAATCGCGTCGTTCTGCCCCATACCCGTCACTGCGAATAACTGCAAAGTTAAGCGCAGGTGTCGGAGCATTGGCAGCGAGAGCTAGCGGATCAGGCAACATGGAAGACTCCTTCGTAGACGGTCTCGGCCGTCAGGGGTTAGCCGCATCACTGCGGGTGACTACTTGACCCTCTGAGAGAAAAGAGAACCAAGGATTGAGTTCTGGAAATCGCTGAGATTTATCAGACCATTTCCAAAAGATCTCACACCTTCAAGGACTCCAATATCAGCACGTCGTTGATATTTGCGAGTATATTCGCGACGATCGGGAAAAACCCTATCGACTGCGATATTCTCTATGTCATGTCTTACATCATCTTCATCGATGTAATAAACCTGACTGGAGTCTTGAACTTTCAGTTCGGCTTGATGTAAGGTTGTCTCAGTAATTACTATTGTGAGAAAACCATAATTGATGAGTTGACGATCGGAATGTATATTCTCCATAATGGAGATATACTGGCCGACACCGCCAAACCAGTCAATTAGCCACGTAAAGGGGATAAGATTGTAGATATCCTCAATACGCGGCTCAAGCCCGATCAATTTCCGATAATCCCTATCGGTAATTGAAGGCACAGCCACTCGTGGGAACTGCACAGTCTGATTGATTGCGCAGCGAAGTTCGATATCAAAACGTTTACTAACGTTCTGAGAAAGAACTTCAACCCAGGGGGGGAGGTGAAACTCGAAAGTGGGTATGTCAACGTCTACATCGGCGTTCAACCAACGGCGTGTAAACCGACTTGTTGTTACCTTATTATGGCGGCCAATAAGATAATTTATCTTTTTGGCCACCTTTTCAGGTGTTTTCATCAAGCCTCGGCCAGCATCGATTGTTGATTTAACTCCAAATTGCCAGGCGAGATAAAGAGAAGATAATTCTTTATCAAGCTCGGCAAGTTTTGAGAACTTGTCAATCGATGATCTTAAAAACTCCTGAAAGTTGTGTATCGATTTAACAAGAGCGGGGAGATCTTTTAACTCCACGATATTGTAAAACGAGTTGTACACACGCTTGGAAGCTAAAGCGTTTACAATCATGCCTGATACATTATCATTCATGAAAGTATTCGAAAAATCTTCCACCTCAGGATGCAATAAGAAGCCGTTAACACTAGTACAAGGACCATCAATATCAGTGACAAATTGATCAACAGAAGCTTCAAACTGAGGGAGTATAACTCCATCAGCGTAGAAGAAACGTTTCTCAGTTTGTCTCTGAAAGATGACATTAGGCGAACCTGTTGTATTAGATGATAATCTCATCATTTCGAGTTGCCCAAACGGGGCATCTTCCAATAGACGAGGTTCATCACCTTCATACACAAGTTGACCCTTACGACTAAAATTAGTCGTATCCCTCATCCACGACAAATAGTCTCCATTACCGTCATTGGTAATGTTGACTTCCTCATCACCTTCCGAAGTGATATACTCCGGAACGATGGTGGGGTCGCCCTCGATAAAGTTTTGGCTACGAGTATGGTGGATTACGGATTTCACCGTACCATTCATATCGAAGCCAGGCTTTTCTCGATAACGATTTGGATAGGAGATGATACCTTTAGCGTTTCGAAACTCAGAAAGAGGATCGAGCCAAATTGCAGCTCGAGCAAAAAACTGAGGACCAAAAACACTATATAAGGTAGCATTCAAGGGATCCTTGTACTTCTTAAAGTACTCAGTCGCAGCATCAAAAGCACGTTGCTTTTGCTTGCTCCGATTTGACCGGAGCAGCGGGTTTGAATCATCGAAAAGTCGCTTTTTACGCTTCTGATCGATGGTTGCTGCCCGCTTCATCTGGG